AGTATTGACATTGCTATTGCATTCCCACAAGGAATGAATCCTGTATTTAATATTAAAGGATTATCTGATGGTGATGCAGTAGGGTACTTATATGAAGGTTCAAGTGTTACTGGTGGAACAGCAATGACCATTATCAATAAAAACCGATCAAGCACTAAGGCTAGTCAAGCAGTTGCTTTACTTAACCCAACAGTATCATCGTTAGGTACACCAATACTTCAAGAAATATTGCTAGGTGGTTTAGGTAAAAAAGGTGGCGGGGATGAGTCAGGAAATGGCAATATTGTTTTGAAAGGTTTAACAACGTACTTGTTTAGATTAACCAATCAAGATACAAATAATAATGACCATGCTGCTGAAATTATATTAAATTGGATTGAATAAAGGATAATTAGATTATGATGAGATTAAAAGCAGAAGATGTATTAAAGCGGCACGAAAAAGCTTTAATCAAAAAAGAGGACTTTAGAAACCTATATGAAGAAGCATATGAGTTTGCATTGCCTCAACGTAATCTATATGATGGACATTACGATGGTAAAGTGGGTGGAACTAAGAAGATGAATCGTGTATTTGATTCTACTGCTATTAATTCTACACAGCGATTTGCTAACCGCATGCAATCTGGTATCTTCCCTCCACAACGTAAATGGTGTCGATTAGAGCCAGGGACAGATATTCCTGCGGATCGTAGAATGGAAGCGCAAGCAGCATTAGATGTATACTCTGATAAGATGTTTGCTGCATTAAAACAATCTAACTTTGATATTGCAATTGGTGAATTTTTACTTGACTTATGTGTTGGTACCGCAGTAATGATGGTACAACCTGGTGATGATGTTAATCCATTAAACTTTATTCCTGTACCACAATACCTTGTTTCTTTTGAAGAAGGTGCTGATGGACAGGTAGATAATGTATACAGACGTATGCGTATTAAAGGTGAAGCAATACAAAGACAATGGGCTGATGCTAAAATACCAAGTGACTTACAAAAAAAGATTGATGATAAACCAACAGATGATGTGGAATTAATTGAAGCGACAATCTTTGATGCTAAGCGTGGTGACTATTGCTATCATGTTATTCATAAACAATCTAAGACAGAACTTGTATATAGACGTATGGAAGTTAGCCCATGGATAGTATCACGATACGCTAAAGTAGCAGGTGAGATTTATGGACGTGGACCATTAATTACTGCATTACCCGATGTTAAAACATTAAATAAAACATTAGAGCTAGTATTAAAAAATGCATCGTTAGCAATTGCAGGTGTGTATACAGCAGCTGATGATGGTGTGTTGAATCCTAATACTGTTAAGATTATGCCAGGTGCAATTATTCCTGTAGCACGTAACGGTGGACCACAAGGTGAATCACTAAGACCATTACCTAGATCAAGCGATTTTAATGTGTCACAAATTATTATGAATGACTTACGTCAAAACATTAAACGTATCTTACTTGATGAGTCGTTACCACCAGACAATATGTCAGCTCGATCAGCAACAGAGGTGGCAGAACGTATGAAAGAATTAGCACAAAACTTAGGCTCTGCGTTCGGTAGACTGATTAATGAAACCATGGTACCATTAGTTACCAAGATGCTGGATGTCATGGATGAGCGTGGATTAATTGATTTACCATTAAAAGTAAATGGTTTAGAAATAAAGATAGCACCGATTGCACCATTAGCAATGTCTCAATCAATGGAAGAAGTAGAGAAAGTATTACAATATGCACAGATCGTTCAGTCAGCTGGACCAGAAGCCGCAGCTACATTGAAAGTAGACGAAATGATGGACTTTATTGCAGAACAGTTAGGTATACCACAGCGCATCAGAACAACCAAAACTGAACGCATTATTGCACAACAGCAAGCAATGGCAATGGCACAACAAGCAGCTGAACAAAATCCAGAAGCTGCTGCTCAAGTTGCTGGGGAGATGATGCAACAACCACAAGGATAAAGTATGGCTGGATGGGAAGATTTAGAACAAGCATTACCTCTTGATATTAGAGATGTAAATCAAAAAAGAGATGACATAGATCGTTTATGTCTTAGAGTTTTAGGCGACGAGGATGGGGAGAAGTTAATTAAATGGCTGCGTGAAGCAGTTGTTGAGCAACCCGTTGCTTTGCCGGGTAGCGATCCAAGCTACGCATATTATAGAGAAGGACAAAATAGTATCGTAAAGGATTTACAAGCAAGGTTAATTAGAGCAAGGAAATTATAATGGAAGAAGCAATCGAGCCTAGTGTTCAGGAAACTGAATCTACTGGCTTACTCGATGGAGCAAATCCTGAGCCAGAAGAAACAGAAGTTAATCCCAACGAAGTAGAAATAGATCATCGTGATCCTGAAGAAGTTAAAGCAAAAGAAGAGTTTGCTGTAAAAGAAGCAGGTGAAGATGATGAGCCTTTAGAGCGACCAGACTGGTGGCCTGAAAACTTTTGGAAAGGTGACGATAATGCACCCGACCTAGAAGGTATGGCTAAGTCATGGAAAGACTTACGTAAGCAAATTTCACAAGGTAAACATAAAGCCCCAGCCGATGGTGAGTATGATACATCAGCATTTGGTGACATCGCAGAAGATGATCCGGTTCGCGGACATGTTATGAACTGGGCAAAAGAGTATGGTGTTAGCCAAGCTGCATTAGACGATTTGGTTGGTCAAGTTGTTGAGCAGCAAATGATTGGGGCGAAAGAAGCATCAATCAACGTTGAGCAAGAAAAGAAAATGTTAGGTCCTAATGCTGATGCACGTATTCAAGGCATGGTAAAATGGGGAGCTAATCTTGTTCAAAAAGGTGTATGGTCAGCTGATGACTTTGATGAGTTTAAAGTAATGGGTGGTACTGCAAAAGGTATTGCTGCATTAGAAAAGCTGAGAGCATCGTACGAAGGTCGTATCCCTACCGAAACTACTCCAGTAGACGGTACACCATCTAAAGAAGAATTGCAACAGTTAGTTGCGGATCCAAAATATCAAACCGATCCATCCTACCGAGCTAAAGTCGAGCGCGCATTCCAGCAAGTCTACGGCTAAATCTCTTGTAATATAGGCCTTTTTATGGTAGTATACACACTAAGGCCTATTACATATTCATGTAACCCTTGACGCAAGTAATCTTGTCGACCGGCTATCGTAAATAGCAAGCACGGCCCAGAAGTATTCTGGCATACCACAGCGATTAATTTATTTTATTAATTACTAAGGAGCTAATAATGGCTATTGGATTATCTAATGCTTTTGTTACCCTCTTTGATGCCGAAGTTAAACAGGCTTACCAAGCTAAAGCACAGCTTGTTGGTGCAGCTAGACAAAGACGCGGCGTTGAAGGGTCAACAGCAAAATTTCCGAAAGTGGGTAAAGGCGTAGCAACATTACGTATTCCACAAACAGACGTAACACCTTTAAATGTGGATTTCTCACAAGTAACAGTAACAATGGAAGATTGGAATGCAGCAGAATATTCTGACATCTTCATGCAACAAAAAGTAAACTTTGACGAAAGACAAGAGTTAGTGCAAGTTGTGGCTAACGCTATTGGTCGTCGTCAAGATCAGTTATTAATTGATGCTTTAACAGCATCTTCAACATCAAACACTGTGTCAAACGACATTGGTGGTACAGATACTAACCTTAACTTAGATAAGCTTTTAGCTGCTAAGAAAGCGTTAGATGCTAAAAACGTACCTCCAGCAGATCGTCACATGGTTATTCATGCTAACAACCTATCTTCTTTACTAGGTGAAACAGAAGTAACATCATCTGACTTCGCTTCAGTTAAGGCTTTAGTTAACGGTGAAATCAATACATTCTTAGGCTTCAACTTCCATGTATTAGGTGATCGTGCAGAAGGTGGTTTAGCAGTTGATGGTTCTTCAGACAGAACAATCTGGGCATTCCATAAAGATGCTTTAGGTTACGCTGAAGGCATGGGTCCTAAAACAGAGATTAACTACGTACCAGAGAAAACATCGTTCTTAGTGAACTCAATGTTCTCAGCTGGCGCAGTAGCAATCGATGCTGAAGGTATTGTTCAAATCACATGTCGTGAAGCTTAATAAGGAGATAATACATGGCTTATACTAAAGACAATTTGCAACCTATCGGTGGCCAGTCTAAAGCAGGTAATGCTCCGCAGATGTGGTCATATACAGCACCAGCAGCTGATGCTCTTGCTGATATTAACACAGAAGGCTACTTCAACAACGCATACGGTGTATTAAAAGCCGGTGACTTAATTCATGTATGGGACGCTTCTGTTCCTACATCTACATTAGTTACTGTTCTTTCTAATGCTTCTGGCGTAGTTGATGTATCTGACGGTACAGCACTATCAGTCGCAGACGCTGACTAAGTTGTTATAGCAGATAAGGTAGGTACTTCGGTGCCTACCTATTTGCACATTTAAAGGAAACAAAATGGCTACAGGTGATACCGATATTAAAATATGTTCTGATGCATTATTAATGCTTGGGGCTAGTCCTATATCATCATTTACAGAAGGCACTGATGAATCAAACATCTGCGATCGATTATATCCGGATATTAAGATTCGTGCATTAACTCTGTATGACTGGTCATTCTCATTCAAGAAAACTCAATTAGCAAGATTGGTTACTACACCAACTAATGAATATAAATATGAATATCAACTACCCTCTGATATTATTGGCAGACCGAATGCCGTATATGACTCAAGCGAGGTAGGTGGTCCAAGACGTAGAGAGTATCGTTTAGTAGGCGATAAACTATTAACCGATTATGAATCAGTGTATATTGACTATCAATACAATGTACCTGAATTTGCATTACCACATTACTTTGTGCAATTATTAAAGTATGAAATGGCATGGCATCTAGCATTACCAATTACCGATCAGGCAGATAAATCAGAATACTGGAGAGCTATTGCAGAGGGAAC